ATATTGATTCGTGCATTTCTAAGACTATTAACCTTCCCTCTACCTCAGAGCCAAAAGATTTCAGCCAATTTGCTTTAGATTATGCTCCATATATCAAAGGGTTGACAGTCTATAGAGCGGGGGCTAAAGGAGAAGAACCTCTTAGTGAAATTGCACTAACTGAGGAGAACATAGCTAAATATATGAGGGAGGAAGATCATGAAGAAGGAATCGAAACAGGAGAAGCCTGCTCCCTTGCAGGAGGAGCTTGTGGAGGATAAACATCCTTCTCAAATGACTGAGGCAGAATTTGAGCGGTATTGGGCTTGGTTTAATGCTGAGTTACCCCCTCTACCAAAAGAAAAAGATCAGGTAGATGAATAATGATTATGATGAGTGACAGAGGAGAGTCCTTCAGTGTTTAGAAGTGAGAAAGATATTCAGGATGCAATTGCGGCTCAGAAAGCTGAGAAAAAAAAGAAGCATGATAATAGACTATACACAACATATCAGGAGGACGTAACCCTTCTGACTAGAATATTTATTGCTGTTGCGATAGGTCTTATTTTGGGAAGCCTCTACGCAGCATACATGTGAGATAATTATGGCTATATTTGAATGGATTTGTAGAGAGTGTAAGATTTATTGGGACAGGGATTGTGCTGTAGGAAAAGCTCCTAAGAGAACTAAATGTCCTGAATGCAAGAATCTGTGCGGTAAGTATTGGCAGAATTCTAACACATCAATCTCCTTTAAGGATGATGGGTGTGGAAATGGAGCGGGGACAGGGGGCGCAATGGATTTTCATTCCGTGAAACAGCGGTATAGAAAGTTTGCAAAATATGGATATGATAAAGATTCAGCCCACAGATTTTTAAAAAACCAACTTAAAGAATCAAAGGCGTCTATGGATGATGAGTCTTATCGTTATAAATCCATGAATTTAAACTGGAAAAAAATGGGAGATGATGGCATAGCTAGAAAATTAACTCAAGAAGAATCCCAAGCAAAGGTAAATAGAGCGCGAGATTTAACCGAGGATGCCTATCATAGAGCAACTAAGATGGGTTACAAAGACATTAACCAAGACAAACTAGACATAGCAAAGCCTCAGAAGCAAGGGTAGGAATGGCATACGATTTCAGCGAGAATATTCAACGGGGAATTCTCTACTTTCTTAAATCAGATAAAGATTTCTTACTCCAGATAGTAAGTTTAATTAAACCTGATTACTTTGAGTTTCCCTCCCACTCAAAAATATTTAAGACAATTCACGAACACTATGAGAAGTATCATAAGATACCTCATGATGAATTTATTATTCAGGATATAAAGGGGAGGTTAGGCCCCCGAGAAAACATCTCAGATTATGAGGATGAACTTCTATATATTAATAACCTTGATACTTCTACGGTTAGTAATCCAGATTACATGCTGGATTTGGTGGAGGGGTTCGCCAAAAAGGAGGCTATGAAATCTGCGATTGCTCAAAGTATTTCGCTAATTAAAGAGGACAGGGTAGAAGAAGTAGAAGCTTTAGTTAAGGAAGCTCTCCTAATTAATAGGGATGTAGATACAGGTCAGGATTATTTTGATGATTACCTGGGGAGGTGGGATCGCATCTTTAATAAAAAGACGGAAGAGAAGTACAAGACTATTCTCCCCTCTATAGATAAATCCCTTGAGGGAGGATTGAGTGCTAAGGAATTAGCTATGGTTGTGGCTCCTCCTGGTGTGGGCAAGTCTCTCTTTCTTGTCAATCAGGCTGTGCAGTCTATGATTGAAGGGAAGAAGGTGCTGTATGTCTCCCTGGAAATGGGTGAAGATAAGATCGCCCAGAGGTTTGATTCAATCATGACCCTCATCCCCCAGTTCAAGTTGAAGGAAGTGTCCAATCAACTAGCCGTGAAAGAAAGGCTAGAGTTATTCAAGAAAGAATTCCCTGGAAGTGAGCTTGTCATTAAGGAGTTTCCCACAGGTCAAGCGTCCATTAATAATATTAGGACCCTCCTGGTTCAACTAAAGAACTATGAGGAGTTTGAACCTGATCTTCTTATTGTAGACTACCTAGAGTTGATGCGCCCCACTAGAGAGATCCTTCAAGAGTATCAGGCCCAACAGAGGATTGCAGAGGAGCTTAGAGGGCTTGCTATGGAGAACAAGTTCCTAGTGTGGACTGCTACTCAGACTAACAGGCAGGGGCGCATGGTTAAAATCATTACAGACGCAGAGCTAGGAGATTCTTACGGTAAGATTAGGACATGTGATTTTGCTCTGTCTCTGAACCAGACAGAGGAGGAGTTTGATCAGGGTAGGATGCGTACTTATGTTATTAAATCACGGAACGGAAGGCCCAGATTTATTGTCCCTATGGAGGTAGATTATTCTACATTGAGGATGCAGGAACTTGAGGATGCATATGAGTGAAAAATCTAAAACTATACTAGATAAAATAAGGAAAGAGAATATTGAAACTATTGAAGGGGGTTTTAGATCCTTTAAGATAGAAATCAAGAGAGTTTTAAAAGAGGAGGGACATCCTTGCTTTGGTGTTACCGATTTTGATAAAGGAGTTATTTCCCTAGATAAAGATATGAATTCTCAGAATGCACGCGAGACTTTACTACATGAGATGACCCATGTAGCTTTGGAATTGTGTGGGTTGGGAGGAGATGAGACAACTGACATAGTGAGAGAGAGGACGAATGAGGAACTAACAACCTTAGTATCGAGAGGATACCTTCTCTTAATGAATTTGAATCCAAGACTGTTTGAGTTAATAATAAATGAAAAATCAACTATCAATATGGCACAATAATCAATGGATGTTTGCTGCGTTAGATCCTAAGGCTGGGATGAGAAAATCTAATGGGGCTGTTTATTACAGGATGCAATATCCTTTTAGAATTTATGAGGATTGGAGAGTAACCCACTATCTGGAAGAAGGAAGTATAACACCACTCCAGTTCACTGGGGAGGGGCGTCTAGGAGATTATATTGTAGTAGATCCTGCGGGTGAAATGGTAGCTAAGACAGAAGCCTGGGTTAATAAATTATATCCTGCTCCCCTCAGTCCTGATTCCCGTAGACAGTTATTTGGGGACTCTCCTCCACTTAATTCTAGGTCTATTCAGCAAGACCCAAATTTACTTACAGAAATTGCTAGAGAATTAACGGGCAGGCGCTCTGATAGAACATCTAGAGCAGTCCCTACAACATCTAGGCCCACCACTACTGGAGGCACTTCCTATTAATAAATGGATGAATTAAACGAACTTTTAGAAAATTTTACTTGGGGTAGCTATAAAGATATTAGTGATGCCTTATCTAGTTTTGATGATGGGATGATTGATCAGGAGATGATGCGTCAGGCTACCCTCTATTCCTATTATTATGGGCTAATGTCTGTAGCTAAGAGACAGATGAACAATGAGAGTACAGCACTTACACATTTCGCATCTCAGCTTCGCAAGGAAGCAAAGAATCATACTCTTAAAAAATTAACAGCCAAAGATCTAGATGATTTAGTTTTCGGTGACGAAGACTATCGGGCCAAAGATATTAAACTGAATGACGCTACATTTAAGTACGAATTACTCAAGGGATTAGTACGATCCTTGGAGCAGAAAAAAGACATGTTGCAGCAAGTTTCTGCAAATAAACGAGAAGAAATTAAACTATATAAGTAGTATTACTATAATACACTAACACTAAACTAACAGGAGACTGAAATGATTGACCTAGAAGCACTACGAAAAAAACACGAACAACTACAGAACCCCGCCACCGCCAACCAGAACTCTGATTTTCTTAAGAAGTTCTATCAAATTCCCGAAGGCACCAATGCCGTTCGTATTCTCCCTTGGAAGGATGATGAGAAGGAATTTTACGCGGAGACTAAGATCCATAGGGTTCCTCAACCCGATGGCAACAACAGGAATGTTCATTGTCGGAAGATACATGGGGAAGCATGTCCTCTCTGTGATATGTACTATGCTCTGTGGAAGACTGGTAGGAGTGAGGATGAAGATCTTGCCCGCAAGATCAAGCCTCGCGCTCGCTATTACATGAACATTCTGGAAAGAGAAGGTGGAGATGTTAAGATTCTCTCTATCGGAGTGATCCTCTTTAAAAAGATTATCGGAGCAATGCTTGACCCTGATTTCGGAGACATTACTGATCCCGAAAGTGGTCAT